CTTTGAGGGTTAAGGCTATTGGCTTCTACTTTGTAGTCCGAGGATGATAGTATGGACTGAATGATGGCCCGAACCTTTGGGGCGTAGGACACGATACGAAAGTCCACGTTGGCGTATCCTTTTCTTGCAAAGTTCTTTCTCGCAAGTTCGGGCATATCCTTCGTCGCGCCCGTGAACCAATCCTTGTAAACACCGTTGTCCTGACGGCCTTCAAGGTATGAACGATACATAGTGAAGACGTTGGAATTATCGTAACCCCAATACGTTGCGTTAGTCGAAAAACGCGACCAAATCGCATCTGCCACACGTTTGCCCCACTCTTTTTTCTCTTTCTTTTCGGGGTCAATATCGTCGGGAGGAAACGTAACTGCTGTACCGGCGTAGCGTATCATTGCTAACAAAGATAGTTTAACACTTCATTAAGCATTTTTTGTTTCAAAGAATGTTTAGAGAAACGTATATTTGGGGCATGAGTAACAAGACTAACCCCGACCACTACAAAAAGCACTCGAAAGAAGTGTGGCAAATGATGATTGACGTTTATGGCGTGGAGAAAACCGTAGCGTTCTTTGAGGTTTCAGCGTTTAAGTACAGAATGAGGGCAGGGCTTAAAGGAACTGAGTCAATCACTGATGATATTGAAAAGGCTCTTAAATGCGAAAGCATGATTGAGCAAATCAAAAGTCAATACTCAAACGTCCCAAACGGACTGTCGTAATCCTTCGGTCTTTGGTCGTCGAAACTTTGAGGGTACTTGGAATAAGCGCCTACCAAAGCAACACCACTCGCAGCAGTTAAATCTCGGTTGGTCATATCGTCCGGCCCGTTAAGCGCATACCAATCCTCCAAAATGTTAAGGTGGTTTTCGTATTGTCCGTAACGCTGAATGTACTCTTGGACACGGCTCAAAATATCGGTCTTACTTGCTCCGGTAGTCTTTATGCCGGGCATTGAAAGTGGCGCGCCGAAGTGGTCTATAAGGTGCAAAAGGTAGCCATGATAACCCCAATCTCTGAACTTGTCGGCAATAAGCGGCCAGTTCATTTCGGGAAACGCAAAAGCACCGTACAAGATACAAGCCTTTAGCATCTCCTCTGCAAACTGCTCAGGTTCAGGTGGACGGTTTACATAGTCCAAAACAAACTTATTGGACGACCATTGTTCGATAGGTTTATCTTCGTCGTCAATCAGATAATCACGGCGATAGAACATTGCACCCGCGCCTTTTGAGCCGTCGGACACAATATCTTCTTCCCTAAAGCCATAGGGGTCAATACCTAAGATGAACTTTCCACACACCGAAGGGTCAGGCATCCATCCGTCAATCGTGGGGTCGTAGACCTTCTTATTTCTAAGTTCCGGCTCAGGGATAAACGACACATGGAACATTCCCGTTGGGTCGTCCACAACTCTCACGTCACCGCCAAAGTCTGCCTTCCATTCAAGACTCACGGTTCGGGTCAGCGATGATCGGCGTGTAAATCTGAGATAAGAAATACGATTACGAAGGATAGCCACGTTAAAGCCCGACGTTGAGCGGCCCGTTGTCATACCCTCGCGCAAGGTGTTTGGAAAGTCGCGCATTTCGCTTATCAACCTTTCCTCGTCACCCGCAGCGCTCAAAGCACTTCTCTTGTTTTCTAAAGCCGTCTTTGCGCCTACGCTTGTAAATGTCCCGTCGGTTGTTTCCACGGGTTTTTTCGGGTCGTCAATAATCGGCATACCGAACTTATCAAAGAACCCGTCAAGTCCGTCAAAGGCCGGTTCCATATACACCAAAAGACCTGAGCGCGTCTGCCCGTTTCTATCCCTGTCCTCAAAGTATGAGTCCTTAATCAAAGACTGAAACTGACGACCACCGCCGCTATCCATTTCACCAAACGTCGAGGATATAAGCGATAGGCCGTGGTAGCGGAAACCCTGTGAGATACATTTACGGTGAATACTCCACCATTCGTTGAGGTCGTAGACCGAGTTTTCAATCTTACCGCCCTCATCCCTCATACAGAAGTGTAGCATAGTTCCGTCGAACGCCCTTTCGCCACTTGCACGGGGTTCTATCCATCCTTCGTGGGCTAAAACTTGCCTGTCCGTTACACCTAAGTTTGTCCTATCTGCCGGAAACTGAAAGTTCAATCGCTCTTTTGGATTACTCGAACCGTCGTGTGCGGGTTTGAAAAAGAACGGTAACTTTTGCCACGGCTTAATCACTTGGTCAAGGTAAACCGTTGTTGCTTTCTCGTCGTTCAAACTCTGAATACCCCCGTTTCTCTGACGGGCCTCGGTGACAATACAATACCCAATCGCGCAGTCCATTGACGTCGAACCTTTACGTCTACGCTTGGGGTTAATCATCCCCGCAACCGTCCGTGTGGGCATTTCCACATAGAATCCTTCCTTAGAGTCCTCGCCGCGAACCGTGAAGTCTATTCCGGCGTCCGATAACTTCTTGCAGAAATCATTTACCCCGTCCTCGCCGTATAGCTTGGAAAAGTATCGAATCTTTGGCGACCCTTGTTCACGGTAATATACCGCGTACTGATACCATGCTTCATGCGTAGTATAACAATACCGGACAAAATGAAATCGTCTGCGGTCGTTGTCGCGGTAATCGGGCCGTCCGTTTGAACCCTTTCTATTATTGGTAATCGACCAATAGTTGAGGTAGAAGTAATGCCACGGGTCAATGTACGTTGGCTTGCCGTTGATAAACGTCCAATAGCCTACATACCTCCTTTTAATCTCCCGCTTAATCCATTCTATCTCGTCGGCGTAGTACTTCTTGTTGTCGCGGAGTTCTTGATACACGGTTTCGACCGATACCGTTTTACCCTTAGACACCCCGTACTTTCTCTTGATAACCGGAATGATATTGGCAATCTTGTCCGGCATTGTCTGATACCGGAATACCTGTTCTTCGGGCTTTAACCCATACCCGTCAACGTACTTAATGGCTTCATCCCATGACACGGGGTGGCCTAATTGTTCGGAGTAGAAGTCAGTAAGCGACGGCAATAGTATTCGCTGCGGTCGCAAAATGTCGTCATATTGGTTGACTAAGAACTGACTATCTTCCTGAACGTAATCACTCACGGGTTAGTTTATTTTCTGAATATGACGGGTTCTATCCCAAAGAAAACACCGTTTCGGTAGTAGTGTATTTCGCCGTTAGTCTTTTCCTTAGACCAATCAAAGCCAAATTGTACGTTGAAGTGCATTTTATTGTCGGCGTTTAGGTTGTGATGTGGGTTTTGGGTGCAATCCATTACGGTAATACTTTATCAAACACGTTTCCATTGTTGGCCCATTCGACCATGTACTCCTCCGGCATAATGCCCAAATTCTCGTCGGCCAAAAACTGCATCAAATCGCCCTCTAACTCACGGGACTTCTCACCCATCAAAATGCGGTCACGGGCTGAAACAAGTTCCTCCCTACACATCGTAATGGCCTCTTGCAAGGTCTTGGCTTCCTTAATGTCCGATACGTCCTCTAAACTCTTTTGGAGTAAGTTGTAGTAACGAAGTTCCTGAGTACGCGCAAGTGACCAATCCTCTGAGTTTTGAAGCCGGAGGAATAGGATAGCCATTCGACGAAACGCCGCGTTCTTAAACAAGGCAATATCGTTGACGTACTCAGGATACTCGTTGTTGTGGTTAGGGTTAATGTTCAAAAATCTCAAAGCCCAATCCTTACGCTTGGAAAGGTCGGGATAGACCTCAATGCCCGGCGAACCCGGCCCGTACATAAGGCACAAATACCGCATAGGCAACTCGTAGTTAATCCCATGCGGCAATCCTTCGTTGTTGGCAAAGACTCCCGAGTGTCGCCAAAGGTCGGCATACCTCGTCACAACGCTTGTTTGGTCGTCGAGTTGGTCTACACGGTATTTGGCTTTCGAGAAGTCCATTACTTACGGTTAGGCTTGTTGCGCGGGTTTTTCTTAATCGGCTTCTTGCCCGTGGCTTTTGACTTGATATTCTGCTTGGAATTTAGGCTGTCAAGTCGGGATTGAAGACCGATAATCTTCTGCTCAAGTCCGTTTGTATAGTCCTCAAGTTCTTTAATGCGTCTTATGGTTTCAATCTGACGGTCTTCGAGGTTTGTTGTCCTCGCTTGAAGGGCCGCAATCTGAGCCGTGATCTTACCGAACTCGTCGCGCCAACTTTTTAGTGTCTCTTTGAAATTGAGTTCAAGCGCGTTGAAACTTGCCTTAATATCCGTGACTTCTTTGCCGACGGAAAACCAATTACCCATCTTTCCTAGACCCATTGTTTTGAGTGTTAAAGTGTTAAAATTTCTTTCGCGTCCGCTAATGTAATACCTTTTTGCTGCATTCGGTACAACAATTCGTCGTTAAAGTTGTTAACAAAGCGCACGAACAAGGGGTTGACCATAAACGTGTTACCATGCTTGTCCTCCACATAAGCCCTGTGTATTATAGCGCCTATCTCCTCCTCGAAGGATAGGAATAACCCGTGGAAATAGCCGTCCGAGCCGTGGACTAAGACATCTAT